TCATTTTGATTGTTGCATGAGATTTGACGTTGCATCAGCCTGCGCCGTCGTCATTATAGCCTTGTACTGGCGAAAACTGCCATCCTGATATTCCATCCGCAAGACCAATCCGGACAGATACTTATCTAGTCTTATGATTTTTGACATTCTGCTCATAGCGTTTTCTCTCCTTGTAATTATGCCACATGATGCTGATTATCGTAAATAACGGCTGTTCTTCCACCTGTTCCATAGTCCCCAAGCTTTGCTCCTTCGCGATTTCCACCAGAAGGTCATTCCACCCGAATGACGGTCCGGACGACTCGCCATCTCCTGAGAACAGCAGCCTCATATCGATCAGTTCCCCGTCAATGCTGATTTTCTCCTCCTGAAGGTACTTCAGACACGCGGCAAACCACATCATTATGAGGTTCTTCTGCCATGAAGCCATCCCTGAAACGACACGTATATCATTGTCAAACTTACCTGACGACACGGGACGGACCCGACGCCCGGCCCTGTTCTCCCGCAAAGAAGCCCTCCTGTATAAAAATGCTATACATTCATCCAGGTCATTCTCATCATGGCTTCTGAAGAATGAGTTCAATGCCGAAGACGCGTGCCGGAATTCACCGAAAGTCAGATCCTGAAGCATGTCACCAGGCCCTATCAAGCGGGTAAAACCGACATTGACCTCCGGCAAAGGATTCCTGACGGAGGAGAACGCCAGATGATGCGTGTCACCGTCGAAAAGAAAGCCCAGGCAGCCGTCACAGAGCCTGAAGATATTCTCGTCGCGCTTTGTGAAAGACTCCCTATCGGCAGCTGCTGCTCCAATCTCCCAGGCATTGACTTCCAGCCCGAGAAAATAATACAGAACCCTGACATTGAACTCCAACGGAGACTTCCCGGATGCAACACACTCCTCGAACATCTGGAACACACGGCAAATCTGAGTCGGAGTCATTTCGTCCCACGAAGACGGTATTTCCGCCGTGCGCCCGGTCTCAAATATTTCGATAGACGTCATACAGTCGTACAATATTTCTTTTTCGGATCATTCTTCGGCAAAAGACGGCCTACAGGTCCGCTGCCTCTGCTGAGTATAGCCCTGATCTTGTTCATCACCTCTGCTTTCTGCTTCCTCAATTTGTCCAGATACCAGTCAACTTCGGCCACAGAAGCCTTTTCTGAAGCCTTATTTCCCTGATATGTAGGAGAAAAACGCTTCGCAATCTCCAGCGGAAAGACTGTCAATGACCATCTTTCGCCTGCCATCACAACTGAAGAGAGTACGGCCGTCCTCACTGCCAATGATTGAAGAGGCTGTTCGCAGCTGCCGGCAAGGATATCCTCCCAATAGCCGCCGAAATACTGTTCAAGTTCATTGTCCTGCTCCTCTATCACAAGATTCTGGAGCATATAATAGACATAGTAACTTCCATCGATAGGATAGACCGCCTCGAAATCTTTAAGAGACCTCACAATGGACCTTCTGACGCTACCGCGCACATCTGAGTTCATCCACTCCGGAACATTGTTGTCCTCAAGATATGAATACAATGCGTCCATGGCGCGATAATATCGCTCTCTCATAGCCCTGTCGTCGCGGTCAACCATCCATTCAAACGGCATTTTCTCGTTGTCGTCCATCTTCACCTTCCGCCCTGTCGATTCATGGGAGACTGTTGACAATGCAGCATAACGCATGATTGCAAGAAAGGCTACAGGCATACGGACGGCATTGGCCAGTTCCATATCCTCTCCCCTCTGATAAGCTTCCGCCGCAAGGGTCATCACCTCCATTCCAACGCGGTTACGGACTTCGCGCACAGCAAAATCTATTTCCGTGCTGATTGCCCGATAAGGAGAAGAAGCATACCATTGGCCCGTCAGATCTTCCAACTCTATCGAGCCTCTGTCGTCTTTGTTGAAAAGTCGCATAATCATTGATTTTTTATCCGTGCAGATGATGTGAGCGCATCCTCCGCCTCCAATTGTTTATGATAGAACGCCAGTTTAAGCCCTTTGCCAGGGAAATTAAACGATATCGCCTGATTTATAGGTTCAAGAATTGCGCTTGATGCAATCTCCGTGTCCGACAGCAAGAACAACTTGAAAGCGTACAGCAGTTCCGAGCCGGATGCCAGTTTTCCGTTCACCATGACGTTTGAAAGTGACGGGTGCAGCCCCATTCCCGACGTGATAGCTGAAGTCGAAGCTTCGGAGATCTTCAGCTGGCTCTCCACGAAATCCTTGATCTTCTGGTCCACTGCTGCAATCTTCCACTGGGCCCTCTCGGAACCGGACTCCGACGGAACATCGACCGTATAGAAGAACTTGCCGGCATTTTCTTTCCCGCTGAGCACCTCGGTGACGCTATCGAGAAGGCTACTGGTAAGGTCGCTGATTTTATCCTCAATCTCAGTATCCGACCATTCAGGATGCTCCATTCTCAACGAATTCCGCTTCTCATCCCAGTATTCCTTAGGTGCCTGGATGTGATAGGCAAGATTGATTCCATTGTCCGTCACATACTTGAAGATGGATGGAATTTCAGAGCCGCGGATAATCCAGCGGAGCGCTCCCCAATACGACGGCACGGAATAAAAATCCCTAGAAAAAGAGTACGTATGATTATATGACGCAGAAGCGGCATACTTGCCAGGATCGCGCCTGTCATACACAGGATAAATCCGTACTCCTGTTCCAATGCAAGAATGCTCGAAGTCCCCGACTACGATATGCTTCACATCCGCAATATTGCGTGTGTCGGTCCATTCGAGCCGCGCATTTTTAGCTGGAATGTGTTCCAGATGCGATATCCGCTTCTCTCCTCCAATCCTGTGCCCGCGCGTCAGGTATCTGGCGTCAAAGAAGCCTTTAAGATGCAAATAATCTGTCATGCAGCCCTTGATATAAGCAATATAATCCCAGTCATCCAGCCACGATTGTATCTCTTTGTCTTCCAGCCATTGGTGGATAATTTTGCCATCCTCGAAGGCCAGGCGCGACAAAAACACCCCTTGTCCGAAGAGAAGCCCCATCTGGCGCTCCAAGATGCCTGGTCCGAGATTGTTCCCGTCCAGCACATCGCGCAACCGCGACGGCAGCATATTGTCCGAGCCATACGGAATTATCTTTTGCCCGCAGACGGTTGCCGGCATATACTCCCAATTCCGCTCCTGAGCCTGCCACAGGATAGTGTCAAGCCCGCTGTCTCTCTTATTAGACAACGTGAACGCCCTCCCGTCATCCAGGACCTTTATCCAGGTATGATCTGAAATTTTCTTCTTCATATCAATATTGTTTTTTCTCCTTCAAAAGTCATCAGCAGAGGCTGCCAGAACTGCCTGTACTCACCAGTGTCCAAGTCAATGTAAGACTCCATATACTCGGCATTCTTATTATAATCAGCGCTTTGTCTGACCCTCAGCATACCATGCCGGACTTCTACAACGCCATCACTTTTGCCTGTACTGCTGTTGTATGACATGAACGTGAAACTGAAGCTCTCGCCAGCAGCAGAAAGCTTCCTCATCTTTTCAATGGCTTCATAAACATTCATGGCACAAAGGTAAGCCTTGGCGACGCCCCAATAAAGGACAGCGCGCCAGCTGGACCGATGACAAGAACTGCCATTTTCAATGTCAGAAACAACGTAAAACAGCATTGACGTGACACCATTTTACGCGCAATCCGCTAAAAATGCGGCACTTGGCTGAATTTTCCCGACAAAACATCTATTTATCGTCACAGAAGAGCCCGACCGCGCTCCGGAACGGATGCGATTGCAAACCGCATCCGGAGTGATATATGGCGATGCCATGACAGAATGACGCTAACGGCATTGAGGATCAGAGGAAGCGGATGAGGCAGGCACACGGCCTTTCGCTATCTGCCTAAGTTGCTTGGTCATAGTAAGATACTTGAAAGAGTCGGACGGATTGGTTGACCGTGTAGGAAGCAAATCCACAGGCAGCCTCTCAGTACTCTTGTCCTTGAACACAATCCCGGACTTCACTTTTGTCCTCGCATTTTCCAGTGACAGCTTCAGATACTTGGCAGCCGAAGCATCGATGCGGACTACCGGAAGTCTAGGATTCGTCTCCGAGAACAGTTCCTGCATAAACGCATATTCTTCAGGCTGTGGAATGTTGCCCTGATTGATGGACATGAGCTGAACCGTCCAGCCGGTGCGCTCGCTCCCGTCATACTCGATGGCACGCTTCAGCTTGCTGACCTGGTCTTCTCCTACAGACTTGTAGGCATTGCCGGCACGGTCATAATAAAGTTTCAGAATGCGGGAGCCGAGCGGCTTGAAATAGCGCCTGAACTTTTTCCCGAGCTCGGGGACATAGTCAGGAGGCAGCGTGTGCAGGAACTTGATCACACGGATGCAATCCCTTGTTCCCTCCTTGCAGTTCTGGGCAACAGACATTGAGCACATATTGCCGAAGTCAACGCCCGCCATCAGCGGCTTGTCCATATCCACATACTTCAGGACGCGACAGTCTTCCGCATCCATCATGTTCATGTCGTCATATGCAGACTCATTGATTCCGTCATAATAGAAATGCCTTTCGGCCAATGCCGTGTAGAACCTGTCCCCGGAATCAAGCGTCGGCTTCATCGACAGTATGGCGGTCTTGAGGTCAGGCAGCTGCGCGGCAATCGCATCAGAGAACCACTCCTCTGTAAGGATATCGGCATTGATATAGCTGGATGCCTGGATGAAGAAGGTCCTTGCCTCCGGTCTCATCCGAAGTTCCTGCCATCTGGAGCGCCACAGATCGGCAGTACGGCACTTGTTCCTGAACTCATTATAATCTTCCTGCGAGCCGGTCTTCACCCACTTGTCCCTTGCGGCAACACACTCCTGCAGAGATTCATTATATACAAGACCCGCACGGATTACAAGGAGTATCGCCGGCACATTCATGCTGGCCGCATATTTCAGAACCCAATCATATTCGCCGACGTGTGAGGTATCCGGCATGTCCGTCGTGAACGAGAACCCGCGATAGTACACACTGTGTCCATACTCGGCACGATAACCACGAACAGCCTTCAGAAGATTGGCAATCTTATCCTCCTTGAAGTATTTGACCTCATCCCCGAAAACGTACACATAGGAAGCTCCGGCCAATGTTGATGGCCGGTCAAGCGAGCCGAAACGGATATTGGTACCCGTATAGAAAACAATCGTGCGTTTATACGACACCAGCTTATTGAACGGCTTCCAAAAATGAGGCTTCAACCAGGACGGAAGATCCGATTTCTCCGCCTCCGAGAACTGGGGAGGCTCCTTCTCGACGACATAATGAACGCCTTCTTTCAGTCCCTTCCGTTCCAGGCCTTCAAGAACTGCCGGAAGGATATTGGAAGAAAGGTTGTTGAAAGTATCAGCCACCCAGACGCACGGCGCTCCGGGCAACTCATAAATCACGTCAAACAATCTCTCTGCCTGAATGTCCGTAGTCTTTGCGGAACCACGGCCAAGAACAGCCACGCACTGGCAAGCCGAGACCAAAGACGTCACCTGCGCGAACTTGTTCTGATACTGAACCGACGCGGACTCAGTCCTCGAAGTATTAACTTTCTTCCTGTACCCCATTGCTCAATATCTCTTCCACGTTCATATCTGTGACACCGGCCTCCATCTTCAGACGCTTCTTCACCATCTCAGGCGCGACAAGGCCCTCTATCTGACGGCCGAGCTCCTGCCTGTTCACCGCCGGCAGACCAATCGATTCCGGAGTCAATGACAATACGCGGAACGGTTTGACATACATCTCCGCCGGAAGCTTTACAGGATCATCCTTGTCCAGCTGCAATGCCCTTGCCTTGTTCGCCAGAATATTGGCAGCCACCTCGTAGTCCCTGGAAGTCTGCGCCGCATCCCTGGCAGCAATATAGAGAGCATCGAACTGGTCTGCAATTTTGTTCCGCAGCGCTTCCTTGGAAATCTTCCTGTTGCAATAGAACATCTCGGTGGCCTCGCTGTACATGTCAGAAGCATGATCATAACTGAAGTTGAACGGTGCGGCCGTCAGGAACTTTATTGTCCTGCGTTTTCCATACTGCCCGTCGAGAGAATAGATAAGTGTGAGAATATCCACATACACCTGCTCTTTCTCGCTCAGCGTACCTTTGGAGCCGGACGCAATATAGTCCTGAATCCGCTGGAAGGCGCCCTCTTTTTCCGCGCCACCGAACAGATCCAGTTTGGAGATAGAGAATGACCTGTCACGGACAATCTCCGAGAACTGCTTGATGGAGTCAGTATCGCCGGCAGCTGCGAGCCGCGCGATATTGATTTCCACCTCCGCCCGCTTCTGGAGACGTCCTCGTGCCACGCTGTCAAAAAGTTCATCCGCAGGATCTTCAACCCTATCCATAAAAGCCCTATGGGACATGCCCAAAGACTTTGCGATATCTTCCTCCGTCCAGCCGCAAGCCGCAAGCCAACTCACCTTCTCCGGATCGGACAGTGTCTGCCTGATATCATTGTTTTCTTCCATTATAACTTTCGATTATCCTGTTTACTTCCTCAAGTTCATTTTCCTTCATCCTCAATCTCTCTTCCCTCTGAATCTTCAGATCTGGGCGATCGTTCTTTTTCATCTCGGACTTCACGCGCCATATCGCGCCGATGAGATTCTTCTGCCTCCTGAACAATTCCGAAACCGTCATCTTCTGCAAGGCTTCGCGCCTCTTCACCGCTCCGAAAATCGGGTGCTTTCCCAGCACAGAATGGTGTTCTTTGTAATACGCAAATTCGGAACGGATATTCCGATTTTGTGTAAAACTTTTTATTACTCTTTCCGCTGTGTCATAGCAAGTTTCGGGTGTCGTGCAGGAATACAGATTCTCATGCTCATCGACGAAATTATGCCATGCGGTTATCATGTCGGCCGCAAGGATCTTCAATTCTGCAGGGCAATCCGCATCACCAAGAAACGGCCACTTCTTTCTGAAGTTGTTGCCATACTCCTGGCTGAGCGACAATGATGACAGACTATTATTCTGAACAGTGCAATCGGCAAATGCCTTCAACTTCTCTTCCAGGAGATACCTGAAGCGCGGAGCCTTCCGGACGAGCTCGTCAAGCCATCTGTTCGGCGCGTATATACCAAGAAGCCGAAGTCCTTCATTGACCTCGGCTCCCTGACGAATCCATCTGTCTATGTCATTCATACTAACTCAGCAATGTTTTCTCGATAAGGGAGCTGATTGCCTTATATCCTTCAGCGCTTGCAGATATGAAGCGTTTTCTGACCAAAGCTTCCATCACTCCATGCTCGCAAGGATTTGCCCTGGTAACTGGTGTAATGAAGTTTCCGAACGTGAATCCGACTTCTATAGGATAGTGCCTGTAGTGTCCGTAATATACGCGGATAAACTCCTCATCGTCCTTGGCGTCTAAAGCTGCCAGGAGGTCCACCAGCTTCGACTTCCCGAATGCCATCGGCACACGGCTATTGTAGATTCTTTCACCGCGCGACGTCGTGTAAACGTATGGCACCGACAACTCCTCCAAGTTTACAGACTTGCATGGGATCACGTTGGCCGGGACGAAGATGAAGTCATCAGCAATGCTTTCATCCGCCACAATCTTAGCCAATACGTCTTGTAGTTTCTCCTCGTCAGAATATGCCAGAACAACCATCGGCAGTAGGGCCATCTTCTCCCATACTCTTTTCACCTGCTCTTCAGTGCCCTTGTATGCGAGCACGACGACAGCAGCTTGAACATTTTTCTGCTCCGCAACAGCAGCTGGTTCCTTGTTCACATCGGGCCCCTGAGCCGCCTGCGCTACTTCAGGAGACTGAGACTCCTTTTCGGGAGACTCAGTCTTGTTTTTCCTCTCGCTCATGGCTAGACGGTTTCGCCGGCAGGTTTTGCCGCATCGGCAGTTGCCGGCATTGTACCAGTGTAGTCACCAGGAAGGAACTTGTCGTTCAGTTCCTGCTTGAAAGTGAACTTGCGCTTGTTGGCCTCGTTGTTTCCGGTTCTTTCGACACTCATGAACAACGGATTGCACTTGCGGCCGAACATCTGAGTCCTGCCGGCGGCGGTTCCGTCACAGTCGGTCACGAGAATGACAACGCCCCTATTCATGAAAGCCTCGGAAAAGCCTTTGATTTCCGCGCTATTGCCTGGGTGTTCGTATTCAACTCCCTGCTTTACGCCGCGTGCATCAGCGTCGCCGGAAAACTCCTCAGTCTCAGTAATGGTAGTGGGTGTCGCATAGATTGCAACAGCCTTTGCGCCCTCTACGAGCTCAAGGTCTCCTTTCAAGGCAGTATTGCCAACCTCTCTGGTCGGCTCCACCTTGATGTCATCCACGTCGATGATGATGATGTTTGATGATCTGGAAACAGGGCAACCTGCTCCGTCTCCGTTCTTAGGAATACTTACTTTCGTGTACATACTCTTTTATTATTACCGGGGAACCCGCAGGGAGTTCCCCGAATTTCACATTTAGGCAGTCTCCTGGTCAGGGTTTTCCTCGGCACGTGCGACGGCCGAGCCGTTCACCCACTTGTCACCCAACTCGGCTTCGCCGGATGCGATGGTCGACGCCGGATCGTATCCGTCAGGAACTGAAGCGAACACGGCCTCCGCAATCTTGAATCCTGTAGAAAGAGAATACTCGCCGAAAACCTTCACGTCGTAGTTACTCTCCTCGATTTTGGTGATGCAGCTCTCCGCCTTGCTGTAATCCACGAGCTCCACAAAATTCTCCTGCGGTGTCGCAAAGATGATCTGGGAGTTATACATCGACCTGAGAGGCACGAGATGGAAGTTTGTGAAGCGGATGACTCCGTCGGTCTCGACACCTGTATATTTGCCGTTGATAGCAAAATCCGCCCTCTTGTACTTTGTCAGCAGCTGCTCGGAGCAGAATACCGTCACCACATTTGCAAACATGCCGGAGATTGCATCCACGAAGCCATTGATGTAATCAAGGACTTCCTGGTCTCCAAGAGTCATCGGGTTCTTGGCATTCTTGTAGAAGTTGATCTTACACTTTGCGTCCTTCTTGCCTTCTACAAGGATAGTCTCGAAGCCGTCCATTGAATTCTTAGCAGCTTTGCCCTCATCACCGTCGGAAACATTACCGGCATCCACGAACTTGCCTTTCGCGATCATCGACAATGTAATGTCATCAAGCACCTTCGGCAAGATGTGGTTCTCGATGATATATCTGGTGATAGGCATCTCGGCCATTGTCTTGCCCTGCTCGTACAGGAACAGAAGCCAGCTCTTCAGAATCTCGGCAGGCTGGATAAGGACATTGATCTTATGCCTTCTGTACGGAATCCTGACAGGAGTGAAATTCACCTTACCTTTAGGAGTCCATTTAGGTGTGAACTGCTGTGACACCTCAGACATTATCGCGGCAGACGCGATATAATCACTATTCGCCTGGATGCGTGTCATATACTTAGAGTCAGGGAATCCATTGTAGATTCTCTTGGTAAGAAGCTCCAGTTTCGCCTTCGGAGGCATCACCATGCTGAACTCCGCATTAAGATCGGTGATGTCAATGCCGGAATCGGCAACAGCACCGAATGTGAGAGGGTTAGCGGAATTGAGAGCGTCTGCCACCACTCTGTTGTGCTTTGCCTTCATGTCGATGGCAAACACAGAGGCACCTGCAGGAAGACCTGCAACCGGTGCAGGCTTCGGTTCCGGTTCATTAGTCAGAGACAGGATATCGGACTGAAGCTCCTTGACACGATCCGCCAATGCCGCAGTAACCTCCGCGGTCTTCGCTTCAACAGCCGCATTGAAAAGATCCAGCGCGGACTCGCTGTCATCCTCGATGTCCACACTTTCCAGTTTTGCCAGGAAAGGCTCACCGTAAGTGTCGCGGATGGTCTTCTTCTCCTCTTCCGAGAGAGAAACCTTGCCATCCTTGACCTCCAGCTGAGGCTTTCCGAGAAGACGGGCAACAAGCTGGCCCATCTTGGAATTTGATAATGATTTCTTATTCATTTTATAGAGAATTTGGTTTTCAGATTAGAGACCGGCCAACGCCATCACGACCTCGGCAGTTTCCTTCAATGACTTGCAGGCATCTGCCATCCCCAGACGTATAGCATCAGAAGTGATGAACATCTTTCCGGTCAGGACGCCCTTCTCGTCCTTCAAGATTCCCGGCCTTCCGGACATCACGTCATCCTGGAACATCTTCACATGCACAGCCAGCTCTTCCTGAGCCGGCTTGACATTGCCCTCCAGAGCCTGGCGGTACGCATAGTTCTTGTCCTCCGATTCCTGTGCGTAGATAGATATCCACTTTTCACCAGTCGTGGGATTCTGCGCAGAATCATCACAGAACAGATAATATGCGCCGATGGAGCCGACTTCAGAAGTCTTGTTGTCCATATAGATTGCATCACACTGGGACGCAACCCAATATGCCGCAGAACCGCAGAGGTCGCAATGGACACATACCGGTTTCCCGGCATCCTGGAGTTTCTTAATCGCAGCGACCAACGGAGGCACGGCATTGCCGGAACCGCCGCCACTGTCAATGTCAATGACAACACCGGCAACACTGACATCGTCAACATAGCCTTCCAGAATTTCAGCCAACGTCTGGGCACCATACGATACGCACGTATCATATTTTGTCATAGTGCCATGAATAGGCACAATCATGACTCTTTTACGATTTGATTTCTTGTCGCCTGAAGCTGCTGACATCTTGGTCCCCGAATATTCCATCAGTTCCGGACCGGCCGCATCCATGACTATCGGCGACTTTGCAAGGAACTCGCGTGCGACACGCATCAATTTCTCCGGCTCGGAAACGAACCAGAGACTACGCATTATATCACGGGCAAGTTCGAAAGTATTCACCTTTTTCATACAGATATATCTTACCTGATGCAAAAGTAGAGAATACCCCCTCTATAGAAAGGACACGGGCTTTCAATATTCCCGAGTCCTGTATTTTGCGGAAATCCTGATCTGGTCAGACGTCTTCACATCCAGACGCAACGGAAGGTCCTCAGATCCGAGAACATCTTTTCCTCCGTCACAGTAGAACACTTTAAGAACCAGCCTGTGGTTCAATATCCTCACAGGCGATGACAGCACGGCCGCAAGGGATATGGTCCTGAGCACTCCTTCAGTCTCAGCCGTATCCTCAATAGTCACAGATGCTGTTGCCGGCACCAACGGAAGCTTCATCTCCTCGGCATTGTCCTCATCAAGGCTCAATGCCACCAACTGGTCAACTATACGTATCATTTTCCCAAACCTTTATAATCTATAGACTCATCGATGTAATATGCTTTCCGGATCAGACGCTGCTTGATGGCCTCGAAAGAAGCCTGGCCTTTGCGGTACACCCTTTTGTGCAACGCATCGAAGCAGTCTGTAGAGAACAGCTTCCTGGAAGTTATGAAGGCATCGACAATGTCCTTCTTCTGATAGCCAAGAGACTCCCCCTTCCTGTAATAGCCGGTGAAATCCATGTCGAACACTGCCGCCAATGCCATGTTCAATGACGCCTCATCGGCTTCATTGTAATACGGCCACAGTTTCTCGAAGTGCCTGGTGATGTCGTTAATGGGCATCCTCAGTTTCACCATGAAATCGCCGGACCTGGCGGTAACCGGGATGTCGCTGCCTCTGAGATGAGCCACGAGCAGTTTTCCGAACACGTCAGACTTGACCGCCAGAATCCCGTCTTCCTCCGGAGGATACAGGAACGTCAGGAAGTCTGCCAATATCTGTGAACTCACTTTAAACTCGACATCTACCATACTCGTAAACAATTAAAATTCAATACAATATACGAAATTTTCTTCACATTGTCAATGCTTTGCCGGTCAATCTTTCACATAAACCGGCACGCCTGCGTTCAGGTACTCACGCAGCACGCCGATCGTCGAAGCTCTCACGATGCCGGTGCAATATTTCCCGGCATCCTCGCCCAACTGAAGCTGAAAGAGCACAGGCCTGCCATACCACAGGTCGCGCGGCGTCGCCGGCCTCATTTCCGCCGGCATTTCGTCATACTTCCAGACCGGAAAAGAACGCCCGTTGTAGGCAATTCTCAAACCATCTATAATTTCACTCTTAGCCATAGTTTTATAGTGTTTTACCAAAATTCTACTTCTGACGCACTTTTTTCCGAAATAATCTGACGCACTGACGCACTAAATATAAATATCTGATTATCAATGCGTTTTGTGTGTCAAATCAATCTGACGCACTTTGACGCCCAAAATAGCTCAAAACAGCCTAACTCATTGATTATTAAGTGCGTCAGAAGATTTCAGCATAAATCGCCATTTTCGACCTTATTGCGTCAACAAAACCAAAATGACCTAATCTGACGCACTAATCTGACGCACTGGAACTACTTCTATTTCAATTACTTATACTCTCTCTTCCCTTTAGTGCGTCAGATGGTCAAAGAAAAAAGACAAAAAGTATATGAGACGATTCCTTGTCTCATCGGGTCCAAAAAAAAGAGGTCGAAAAGACCTCTGGAAATCCGCGGGGATCCGGCCTAAAAAGGCGGCTTCCCCAGGGATTCGTCAGACACCGTCGCCGCGTTCTGACTCACTGACGCACTGTCGGAGACTTGTCCGTTCTTCCTGGTGTCTATATAGAAGAAATACACGTCCTCATAGTTCACCTTGCGCCGGATGTCGTTACGCTCCCGCTCCGACTGCGTCGTCATGAGCGACTCCGGATTGAAATCCCAATCCTTATATGTGCAGTACTGAATGAGTTTCGTCTTGAAGGACTTCATCTTCATCAGCAGCGCATACTTCGGTGGCAAGGTAGCCTTGTAAGCCTCGAAAGCGTCATCCTTCTTCACAAGTGTGTTCAGGCGATTTTCAGTGAACCAGTCCTCAGCCCAGAACAGGAACTCGTCTGACAGCGACTTCTGGAGAATTCTCTTCTCGATATCCCGCATCGGCGGCTGTATCCTGACCTGAAGCTTCATCCATACGGATATGCAGTTCAGCATGAAGTTGTAGAACTTGTTCATATCCTCCGGAGAATAGTCCGAAATCAGGTTTGTGCCGAACTCCGTCAGCGGGCTGCGCTCCTTCAGACCTCTCTGCGGATCATCCGCATGATAATAGTCCGTGAACGCCACGAACCAGGTACGGCGCCGCAGCGACGCGTCGAAATTCCTGATGGCATGATTCGACGTGAACACCACTTTCGGAGAATCCTTGAAGTCAATGGTGTAGGATGCGACATATTTTGCATTGACCACCATCTTGCCCGTGATCATCGGCATGAACTTATGGAGGTCCACGCTGTTGTTCAGGTCATCGATGAAGACGTTGTCCGTGATTCCTTTCTCCACACCCTGCAGGAGGAAGTCATATTTGCCCGGCTGGAGGTTCTGGCCGTCGATGAACAGCTGCTTCCTCATCTGCTCCAGACTGGACGCATACAGGGACTTGCCGGTTCCTCCCAGGTGCGTACCTTCATCGCTCTGTTCAGTCTCCATGCAGAATACCGCATAAGGCTGGCCGGCGTTCTTGTGCTTGGCCATCAGAAAGCCCAGCGCCATGACCTTGTTGATGAAGTTCAAGTCATGTTCAGCCTTCTCATCCGGACTGAGAGGGATACCGATTTCCTCCTTTCTCCAGTATGTCCGGCCGGTATTGTACACATACTGCATGAAATTCAGGTCGTTCCTCAGAATCCTGAGACGATACTTGCCAGCATCCCCTAAAGCGTCAATTGACTTCTTATAAAAGAAAAATTCTGGGGATTGGGGGACGGCGGCTTTCAATTGAGCCAGCAAGGTGGCGTATTCCGATGTATATTCAATGTCAAAGAACGGAGACTCCACCTTGAAGTCATGCTCCAGGATCTTGTTCTTATATATCATGCACGGGCAGTCCGACGGCTTCACTTCCTTCAGCCCGTCGGCGGACACGCGGAAGATTCCGTTTCTGAAGAAGAAATGGTCAGATGTCTCATTCCAGCTCTTGAAATTAGGTTCTATAACCTTCAGCTTCTCCAAGCTGGCCAGACGGATCTGGTTACTCCTGTATATCGTATTCGCCAGCGTCTGGGAGTAGTATTTCGGATGAGTCTTCAGATATTCCAGCAAATAGCTTGAAACCGTCGAGGCGATAGCCTGCTCATCTATCAGCGTGACGACATTGTCGTGAATGTGGCAGAACGTGTATCCTTTGGCATTGGCAGAGGATGCGATGCGGTAGAAGCCTCCAGCCTGGAGGAACGAATACAGTTGTTCGTTGTTAATGTCAAACGTAAAGCCGGTTTTCGCCGGTTTCACTGTCCAGAACTTCAGTCCTCCGGAGAGTTTCACCAGGTCGCTGAAGAGCTTGTACGGGTTCTGGTTCTCCGGACGACGGAAATGCACGAAGAAGTCCTTAGCGTCCTTGCACGGCTTTCCTTTGCGGTCCCGGTAGTTCTTCAGTTCATTCGGCAGTTGTATGATCTTGAGGTCGAGATAACGCAGCGCGGTCTTGTACATGTTCGCAATGCCAGTATCATCGATATCATACAGGATATAGATATTCTCGGCCAGCTGGCTGAGAAGCCCCATCTGGTACTCCGTCAGTTCCGCCGTCTCACTATTCGGCCAACAAACATGATAGCCCGCGTCAGCGCCTCTTACGTTCAGCGCGTCGGAAGGCCCGGAGCAGATAATCAGTTGCTTCCATTTCATCTGCACCTCTTCCCCACCCTCGTCGTCAGCTTCCACCTGTCCGGGATATATACCCTTCTTCGCCTTGGCATAGGCAGCCAAGAAATCCCTGTCCCCGAAAAAGAAGTCTTCCGGTTTCTGCCCGTAATAAAGAAAACGGACGTCACCCAGCGGCTGGTATATCTTTCCCCACGTGTGACCATCGGCTCCAGTCTTGCCGTAGTCGTAGAAATACATCGGATAATTATCATTGCCCGATATCTTATAGCTCTTACCCTTCTTGTTAGCCGCCGTGATGTAATAATCAAGAGGTTTAAGGCAGAGCTGGTCGCACAGGTCCTTCGTGATCCTGTAACCAAGCCTGTCCAGTTCCTTTTGCGTGAACTCCCCAGACTTCCTCACCTGTATAGTAATGGACGGCTGTCCTGGGACCTCCTCGATGTCCGGCTGTGGCTTGCTGTTGTCATAAGCCCCCTTATCCTCCAGCAGCGCCGGCGCGAATTTCCGCGCTATCCATTCAATTGCTTGAGGAAAGCCAAGCCCCTCCGCCTCTTGAACTATCTGGATGGCAGTCCTGGCCTTATTGTCAGAACCTCCCTTGTCCTGGACGAACCAGATTCCGTCCTTGCAGAATACAGTGGCCGACGGGTTCTTGTCATCCTCCCTGATGCGGAAGTTCTTGCTTCCGGAACCACGGAAGCAGGCAGAACTCTGAGGATAGTAATGCGTGATTACCGTCTTGCCTCCGTCCGTCGCATCGAATATATCTTCTTTCTTAATCATAGTTGGCAACTTCTAATTTCCCGCAGCATTATTTCAGCCTTCCGGATGGTGGTTTCTTGCCCTCCCTCGATGGATCTTACCGAGGTGGCCGCATCGATGAAATGGCCGATGCTTTCCGTCAGAATCTTCACCTCGACCGGGTCCAGTTCAAAAACCGACACGTGCCCGGTTTTATCAATGTCCGTGTACATACTTATCCTTGTTTTATAATATCAGAGAAACCTATAGGATTATCAGTTTTGTTCTCCAGACGATATTTCTGAAAAACCTGCTGCGTTAGCACGTCCCCATGTACGACCATTCCGACGATGCCACGTATTGACAAGTTCAGTAAAAGAATAGGAATTGAACGGCGCGACAATTCCCAGCACACAACAGGAAAAGCATTGGGAGAATAGTTCCACACACAGACATTCCTGCAGTTCTGCCACCATTTGGCTATTATCAGCCCACCGTTTCCCGCGGTCGGTTCGTGAATAGTTTGACCGCCCTGTGGCACACCTGTCAAGCCAGCCAAAAGCTTACTCAATTCTGGAGGAGTGAATAGCTGCGCTTTTTGCGAACGTTCAGCCAACTCAAACTCATATAACTCCTGAAACCAATCGTAAGACACATCCATGCCGTTCATTTCGAGCAATCGCGTATAAACATCATTTCTTCTGTCTATATCGCCAAGAAGAACTTCCATAATGGCATCTGGCAGGTCCATAATATCTGAAATGCCAAACAGCCCCATAAGTTGACTACTTTTCATGGTTATAAAGAAATATTATTGGTGGATTTTTGCTGAAAATAACCGAAAATAATCTTGATTTTTCTTTGTTAATTCAAGATAAATACGTATATTTGTATTGCGGTTCTGAGGAACAGAATCGCAAAAGAGAAATCTGAAACGCTTGAAAGGGAGTAAGAAAAAACCTACCAAAGTCTTAAAAGTATGTCCGCAAGATTTACGCTCAAGATTTGGAAAATCAGATTCACGATAGAAATCGCAATCTAATTTACCAACGGAGGCTGAGAGATTCAGCCTCCCCTCTGGTAGGTGACACAAATTTACAAAACAATATGGAAAACAAAAATTCATCTTCGACCGATTCTAAAAACTGGGGAGGCGCCCGCTCCGGTGCCGGCAGGAAAGCAATCCCTCATGGCAAGGCCTATAACTTCCGCTCTACGCCAGAAGTTGACGAGATTCTTTCAGCACTAGGCAGCAACAAATGCAAATACATCAACGACGCCATCCTCTACTATTCGAAACTTCAGAAATAACTCTTTAAAAGTCCGGTCCGCCGGGCTTTTTCAGTCACTTAGACGTTGGCTCTGCAACTCCAGCCATCGCCTCGCATTATCGAAATTTGTAGAACGGAAACGATAACGCTTGTTGTGGCATGAAATCTCCGCCACCCATCGGTATCGAGAAGATCTGACAAAGCCCACGCCCCTCACATATCTGTCCCCGCTCAACTCTGATTGTCTTCCTTTCCCGACATTCCGTTGAATTTCCTGATATAAGCAACCTGTACGTATCATAATTCACGTGTTTTGATTCGCAGGGCAGGGCGGACTCGAACCGTCCCTTGCAGCTGCGCCGTTACTGATTTCGACCGCTTGCACCGCGCCACCCGCGGAACTACCCTTCCAGTACAATTAACTAGATAATGAGAAACTACAGCGCATCGCTGTAATTGTCGGAGGGAGAGGAATCGAACCTCCCTGTGGCCCTGGGCTTCTCTGACGCGAGACCTTTAATGCTTATCAGACAATCCCGTGCGGCACTCCATATCCGCACCTTCCTCCGTTTTGTCCACCGGACGCCTATCCAGGTTCACTCCGGCGGATCCTTACTTACCCTTGCCCTCACGGGTTTGGGCAGCCATCCTATGATCTACGACATTCCATATATCAACCAATTTTGAAATTTTCTAAATCAAGCCATGCGATGCAACCCTTTTCCACTTTCGTCACCCTATACGACAGATGGAGGACCGCGCTGTCATCCACAATACTATCATACTCCACCTCGCTGCCAACATCGATTCTATCCATACACACAGGAAGCGTCGGGCATAAATTCCCAGCCACCAAATCTGGAATGGCCAGCAGCTTCTCCATCATCGGAGAGTTCCGAAGTATAAAGTTCACTTGCATCGTCATGGCTCTTAACACATAACACTTAACTATTCTTGACTTGCCTGTTTCCGGCTCTTCTGTTCTTTACTATTCTATGTATCGACTGGGAACACATCCCATATTTTGCAGCCAGCTGTTCCTTGGCCTCCCAAATCGGAGAACCACGCCGAACCATTTCCCTGTACTCGGACTTGATAACCTTATCCCGCTCTTTCCTCTGCGTCTGTCTCAT